TCTTGCGGCAGCAGCGTGGTTGGCAAGTGCACCATCATCAGCGCGTCGCCGCCGTCAATCGGCTCTAGCCCGTGCTCGGCGCGCCACTCGTTGAGCGTGAGACCTTTTGCTTTCTCGCGCTGCTCTTCCAAGTCCAGCGCGCGCTCACGTGGCCGCACGTCGTTAAACACAATGCGCAGGCTTCCAACGCCTGACGCTGGCGCAAAGAACGGGCACAGGTTGTCGTTGAGCGTCTCTTGCAGGCGCGTGAGCATCGGATAGACGACGCTCTCAAGGAACATGCGCTCGTAGACCTTGCTGTCGCCAGCAACACGCGGCGGCAGAAGGTGGTACGTCCCGAACACACGATAGGTCTGCTCTTCCTGCTGCGCAAGCCCTTCGCGGTAGTCCACGTCCACTTGCTTCAGTCCGACGCTCTCAAACTGCACCGTCGCACCGCGAATGAAAGCCGTCTTACGCGCCGTGCCACCGTAGTTCTTGCGCCACTCGCGCTTGAGCCGCTCAAAGTCCGCATCACTCACCGCGCCGTCCACGCGCACCACACCAGGCGGCACAGCCTGATTGCGGAATGTGTTCCGGTTCCACGTCGCCATGTCAAGCGCCGTCTGCGCGGGCAGCTTGGCTACCGCAAGTGTGCTGAGCCCGTACAGACCACGTTCGTCAAACGGGTTCGGCTGCTTGAAGTGGATCACCTCGTTGGCGTCCAACGGGATGAGCGTGCCGTCAATCTCCGTCACATAGCCCGCGATGTAGTCGCGCTTGGATAGCACAACGCGCGTGCGCTGCGGGTTCAATCTCCAAATTTCCGTCGGCGCGCCACGACGAGGCCCAGCCAAGAACCAATACTCGTTACCGAACAGCTCAAGGCTCGCCGTCACGTGCCAGAACAAATCCACGCGCTGCAAGAATGGGTTCGGGTTCTCTAGCAGCGCCAGCAGCGCGTGCTCCTTCTGCTCCTCAAGCTCACCGTCGGCGCTCTTGCGATAGAGCTTGTATGGCGTGCTCGCAATGCGGTTCGCCAGTGCATTGACGGCAGCGTACACCGCTGGACTGGCGGCGTACAGCCTCGGTGTCTCCACCGCATACGACGGCGGGGGCTCGCCCCAATCGCTGTTGTAAACCATGCGCGGGTAGAGCGTGCGCGGCGCGCGCTTGCCGCGAAAAGCCGACCACGCCATACCCAACCGGTGGCGCAACGGTACGCTGTTCGTGCGCTGGCTCTGTGCCATGCCGACCTACTTCCCTGTACGCTTGCCCCGCGTGCGCTTCACCGAGCGCGGTTGTGCCTCAATCGCGCCGTCTACCACGTTCACAACTTTCGTTGCGACTTCGTCGGCGTCCTCAAAGTCCGCACGTCCGACCGCCTTACCGATGCTCACCATGTAGCGCGCAAGTTCTTCCGGTACAACACGCGCCGCAATGTCAAGCGCGGCGCCAATGGTGTACTCGCCAGGCGGAAGGTAGCTCCCGCCCGTCAGCGCCCCTCGATAGCCGTCCGTGTAGATTTTCTTCACTGCCATATCACTCTCCACTGCCTCTACGCCCAGAAAAAATCAAGTCGCGTCTGTGCCGACAGCGCCTGAAATGCCCCCGCCGCTGCGTCCACCTGGTCGTCATGCGCGCCGGTTGGGAACGCCAGCAGCTCATCCACAAAGTCCGCGTTCCAGCGCGCACGTACTACCCGCACGTTGCCAACTTGCATCTGTGCGGCCAGCGGCTCGGCGCGCAGCTCCTTGCTGCCCGTCACGCGGTCAGCCTTGACGCTGTAGCCTGCCAGCATCCGCGTCGCGTGCGCTATCACGTCCTTGCCCGCAGCGCCTGGCTCTTGCTCAATCACAATGCGCACGTCCGCGCCGTCCATCTGCGCCGTCTGAAGCATCACGCGGTCGCGCTCACCTGGCGACCACTGCCCCCGCACCACGTCCTCGACGTAGTACATGCCGTCGCGCGTGCGCGCCATACGTACCCCTACCGTCCAGTCACCACCGCCAGCCGTCGCCGCCCTGTCCCAGTACCTCGCGCGCGCCTCGACCTGTGCATCCGCTGGCAGCGCGTCCACAATCTCGAACCAGTCGCGCTTGAACAGCCCGCCTTCGAGCGGTTGCGGGCGCTGCTGGTACAGCGCGTAGTAGGCGTTGCCCAGCGTGCCGCGTATCTCAGCCAGCTTCTCGCGCCCAAACCACTCGGCGTTGAGCGGCTCGCACATCGCGCGGCCAAGCGGGTCGCCGTCCTCAGCCTCGGCGGGCAAGTTAATCACCGTCCAGCGTTCCGGCTCGCGCGCCAACAGGCGTCCCGCCAAGTCGTCCTCGTGCCAGCGCGTCATAATCAGCACCATTGCAGCGTCCGGCTGCAAGCGCGTGTACAGGTCGTTTGTGTACCAGTCCCACACCCGCTCACGGTAGGCCGCGCTAGACGCCTCAGCCCGCGACTTCACAGGGTCGTCAATCACCACCAAGTCGCCACCGAACCCCGTCACGCCCGCGCCCACACCGACAGCACGCAGGCCGCCACCGTCCGGCAAGTCCCACTCGTGCGCCGCCGTCCGGTCGTCGGATAGCTGCATCTGCTCGCCAACGATGCGTCGGATGGAGCGTGAGAAGCGCGACGCCAGCGTTTGGTTGTACGCCGCCACAATACCGCGCATGGTCGGCTGCCGCAGCAAACGCCACGCCATGTAGCGCACCGTCACCAGTTCGCTCTTGCCATGACGCGGTGGCATGAACACCATCAGCCGGTCAATCTCGCCGTCCGTGACGCGCTGTAGCTGTTCCACCGTGTAGCGCAGATACGGAAAGTCCCAACGCCAGTCGGGGAAGTACGAACGCAGCCACGTCCCGAAGTCAGCGCGCGCGCCAAGCAAACGCATGTACGCCATTCGCGCCACCGCCTGCACGTCCACTTGCCGCGTCTGCACCGCCGTCAGTTCGTCCACTTGGCCGCCTCTACGAACGCCTGCATCACTTCGTCAGGCTGCACGCCCAGCTTGTCCAGCTCGCCCGCCACGCTCGACGACACCATCGTGTGCTCCGTTGGTTGGCCGCGCAGCAATTGCGCTTTGTCAATCACAATACCCAACGTCGTGGCCAGCTCCCGCGCGCTGGCGTCTTCCAGTTTGTCCGGAAGCACATCCAAAATCTTCCACGCGATAGCTTCTAGCTGGCTCGCCAGTGTTCCTCTTTTTTCTTTCCGTAGTTCCGGAACGGTTTCCGAAAGGTGCTCGCCCTTTTTCCACTCGTGCAGCGTAGACACTGGCACACCCGTTTCGCGCGACGTGCGGCTCAGGTTGCCGCCATTGGCTCGCAGCAGCTCTAGCGCCGTTGCTTTGTCTGCATCCGAGTACCTGCGTCGCTTACCCATGTTTACCCCTCAGAGCTGAAGCTTGCCCTTCCGCACCCACTGGAACGCTTTCGCCAGGTGCGATACCACGCGCTCCTCATGGTCGTTTGCGTCGTCACGTCCGCACGCCTGGCGCAACTCATTCACCATCAGATGACAGAGTTCGTGCACGACTGCGCGTTCCAGCTCGGTATCACTCATCCCATGAACACGCGACACGTTGACATAAATCGCGGCGTCAAGATAGCGCCAATCAACGTATGTGGTCATGGCACTATTCGCGCTAGCGTCATGCTCTTGCCGGTAGTCGCGCCTGCGCTGGTAAAGTACGTCAATTGACCACGCGCCGAGGGCGAGGCGTGGTATCCACCACGTGAAATACCGCCGAACTCGCGCGCGTTGCTTCTTGAACGTCTTGCGCCTCAACCAGCTCTCTCCTCACATGTGCAGCTACCTGCACGACCGCTTGTGCTGGCGGGCGGACTTGAACCACCGTCACGCTGCTTATGATGCAGCCGCTCAGCCACTGAGCTACGCCAGCAAACATTACGCCTAGCTACAGTGTATAGCAACTGCAAGCCAGGCGTAACTCTGTTTATTAGCTAAGAATGTGAGGTTTTGCTAGAAGTCGCTTCCCGCCGTGAGCGCGTCGGCTTCCGGAGGTGGCGTCCACTCCGCGTTCACTACGATAATCTGGCTGTTGCGCCACTCAAGTACGCC